GTTGGCCGCAGTGAACTCGACACGTTCACCGTTCTGATCGACCACTACCCGGGGTTTGTTCCCGGTGATCAGGGCGTGATATTCACGCTCTGCTTCCTGTAGCTGCTCGGTCAGTGTTGCCATATCTACCCCAGGGTCGCGGCCAGTTTCTTCAGGTTGTCCAGTGTTCCGCTGTTTCTCGCTTGCGGTACCACCGGGTTGTCATCGTCCAGGGCGGTCACCAAAGGGTTCTGGTCCCAATCTGCCGCCCAACTCGGCGGGTTGTCCCAGTCCATCTTCTCGACCCGGAGAAACACACACCCTGCGTAGCAATAGCAGATCAGGTCGGTGCTCTCGTTTCTCAGCTTCTTCGGATTTTCCCATTTCCCGTTCTGCGGATTCTTGATCTCCGCGCAAAGCTCCTTGTAAAAATCCAGTTGGAGCCAGTCCGGGAATTCGATAAACCCACCACCGGGTTCTTCCCGACCCAACACCTTGTCCAGCCAATCCTTGAGCAGGTCCGTGTTGAGCATCAGTACCGGTATCTCACCTCTGGCACCAGCCTTACGGTCTTTCCGACCTGAGTCCGGGTAGCTTTTCCGAACCCTGGGTGCCGACTTCATGCCTTCACCCTTGACCAACCAGAACCGGCCTCCGTAACCCTCGGAGTTCAACCGCCGGTAGTATTCATAAGCGTTGGTTGTAACGCCAGCGCGACCACCTGAGTCACAAAATACCGCACGAACACTCATTTGTCGAGTATCAGATTCATCAGTGGGGTAGGTTTTGTCAAGAACTTTTTCGGTGATGAGGTCCCAATCCTCGGGGTATGCACCAGGGTTCACCCAAAATCGTTCGTCGTCCTGGTCGTACCGGTCGGACTTGCGAATGTCGAATCGGTCCACGATCACCAGGTCAAAACCGTTGGGTGCAGGTACAACCCCGTGCACCTGAACCACGAACCGATTCTTCTGCACGTCGATACCGGCCATCAGGAAACGCACCTTCGGCGGAACCACTCGCTCACCGATGTCCTTGGCACGGGCCATGATGTCTTCCGGTGCCCTTGCCTCGGCCACATGGGGTGGCGTGTACGGTAACCCCTGGTCGGTATTCACGGTGGTTTTCAGTGGCCGGTCACTACCGGTTGACTCGTACTCCTGCATGGCCAACAGGTAGTTGATCACCAGAGTCTTCCACTGCCCGAACGCGGTGTTCGGACCCATCACCCAGTACGAGGCAATGTCCGACCGTCGTGGTTTTCCGTGCCGGTTCCCATCCCTGTCGATCTTCTCACCATCGCGCAGCCACACACCGGCATTGTCGATGTCTTCCCGCATGTCCTGGGTGATGATCGCACCGTTCCGGTCGAAGCAGTGTGGGCAGGCCATGAACACACCCTCGGCCGATTCCATAGGGTCGGAACTTTCCGGCCACCGGAGTGTGCTGAAGTGTGGTTCAAACCATTCCGAGCAGTGCGGACACTGCCAGTACCGCCGGCGCCGGTCGCCCCGGTTGTAGATACCCAGGATGCCTTCGGTCGGCGGAGCCTCATGAGGTGAATCCGGGCGCCACCTGGGGTTAATCACGTCGAACGACGGGGAACTCTCCACGTAGGTCATCCCCAAACGCTTATACGAGTTGGTCCGCCGGCGAGCCAGGTCAAACGGGGAACCTTCACCACCAATGTCCTGGGGCATCCGGTCATAGTCGGTCAGGGCCACCCTGCGAAGCGACTTACCGGCCAACGCATTCTCGGTGGGCCAGTTGATCATCAGGTAGGTACCGGACTTGAACGCCTTGTCGAACGTGTTGTCCGCCGTGCGCCGGCTGATCAAGTGCTGCCCCAGTTCCGGGGAGTGCCGCAGGAGCCGGTCAATCTTCAACTTCGAGAATGCCTGGGCTTCCGAGCGGGATTTCTCCACCACCATCATGTCGCTCGGGTCGCATTTTATGTTGTAACTCAACCAGTTACTGATCAGTTCAGTTTTAGCTGACTGGGCAGGAGCCACCACGCAGACGGCGGAGTGCTCCCGTGATTCGAGCATTTCCATGGGTTCCCGGAGATACGGCACCGTGGTGTTGCTCCATGGGCCGACATAAGCAGGCGGGTTGTAAACCCGGCGATACTTCGCGGCCGCATCGGGCACGGAAATCCGTTCCGGGGGCAGCAGGACTTCCGACAGGTCGTTAATGATTTCCTGCAGGGTCTGGTACCGCTTGAGCTCCAGGTCGTTGCTGAAACTCGCCATCACAGCAACCCTAGTGATTTGAGGTCTTCGTCGTCGCTCTCATCGTGGGTCTCGGTGAATGGGTCACTGGCAAAGTCGTGTTCACCCACGGGGTCCAGTTCCAGAGTGAGCAGCTTGTCACGCATTTCCACCAGCAGAGCATCCCCGAAGTGTTTGGCCTTGTCGATCTGCTTGGGCGGCAGGCCGGACTCATGCTCCAGGGCGTCGATGAAAACCGTCGTGGACTCCCGGATTTGCTTGAACACCATGGCGAACACTTCAACGATCCGTTCGGTACGCCACAGATCGCCGGTGTTCTCCAAGTATTTAATCCGCTTGAGTTGCGAGTCCCAGTAATCTTTCTCGTTGCCGGCGTGTTTGAGTTGCTGGGCTTTGGTCAGCTTGTCCTCGGACATGTACCCGACCACCAGGAGCTCGGCCACCTCGGAGATTTTATACACCGGGAATGAGTTTCGCTTACCGCAGGGTTGAACGTCCTTGAGTCGGTTCGCCACCGTGCGACGGTCGAGGTCGAACAGTTGGGCCAACTGGTTCACGCTGGCCCCTCGGACCAGTTCAGCGAATTCGGAAGCCTTGGTTCCCATGGATTCGTGCACACCTGCGGCAGCGGTTGAAATTGGCACCGGGCTTTGCACCCGGTTCGGTACGTGATTCGGTGAACTATGGCGAACACCGAGGTTCCGTACAGACCCCACCGGTGGGTTGGCCCCTAACTACGACCGCTCCACCGGTTCGCCTTCTCATAACCCCGACACCGAGCATGATACACCCGTCCCGTGGATAGTCAACTTATCGTTGTAACCAGTCCAAAACCCTGCCGGTTCCCATGGGTGATCGGACCTCAACGAATGGTTGAATTAAACTTACCTGTTCCTCTGTCCCGTGTGTCCCCAAAAATACACCTACTTACCCCACACGTCACACAACCACACACCGTGGAGTATTCTCCGGCAGCCCTCTCTCTACTATTACTATTATATTATTAATATATACTATATAAGGACAAAGGGACAAAAGAGTAGTTAATGACCATAAATCAATAAGTTACGGTGTCCCGATTCAACTTTTCTATGGTGGACGTGTCCCGACTACTCAGGGACACCAAACTTAAAGTCAACCAACGGTTGAACTAAACTTAAAGTTAAAGTCAACCAATGGTTGAATTATAGTTTTGTCCTTTGTAGCGGGACAGTGTGGTGTCATGGTTTGAGGACAGATTTCAGACAAAAGAAAACCGCCCGAAGGCGGTCATGGGACACTAGTTTAAAGGGCATTCTGGTGGGTCAGAGGTCATCGTCATCGGTGAAATCCAACAGTTCCTCCTTGTCAATCTTCACCCCAATATAGGCTTTGTGGCGACCTTCATCCTTCAACATCCGACCCACTCTCAAATCAACCTGGTCACCCAGGCGTCGGCTGAACCACTTCTTGTCAGCGGGCTTACGATCCATTTCGTGACAGAACTGACAGTAGGCGTCATAGACATCCCGGATGGCCACTCGGTCTTCCTCCTTCCTTGTGTGGATCAGGAACTTCTTGTTGAAATAAGCCTCCGGGTTCTGGAGCATCATGGTTTCTTCACGCTTCGGCTGACTGACCCTGGGTTCCACGAAGTGTCCAGTTCTCCCGAGGTCCATCAGGCCCTCCAATGCCCAGTTGAAGATGCCAGGCAGTTCCTCCTTCAGTTTACGCCCCAGATTCGGGTCTTCCTTGCCGGCGAACGATTTATTGAAGGGTAGGATCAGGTACCGGTTGGCCAGCGCGTCCATGCCATCCGCGAACCGGGGTTGCTCGTTGGACAGGATGATCAACCTGGCTGATAACTGCATGGTGATCTCGTCCTTTCCTTTCGGATTCACTGCCACGAAGTCATTGCCTGAAATGTTCAACAGCATTTCCTTCGCACGTCCGATCCGGTCACGCAACCCGTGGTGTGCATCCCCGATCACAGCGACCTTGGCATAACGCAGTGAAGCCAGGCCATGATCCCCCGCCAAACTGGAAAGAGACGTTGCCGCAAAGGCGTCTCGACCAACTAAAGCCGGGATGATGTTGTTGGCAATGGTGCCCTTGCCCGAACGTGACTTACCCACCATATTCAGGATTTTCTGGTGGCGGTAGTCGTCCACCAGAATGTACCCCAAAAACTGCTGTAGAGCCCTAATCCATTCAGCGTCTGCATCGGATGCCTGGTCCAGGAATGCCAACCACTGAGGGCACTTGGCATTCGGATCAAACTCGAAGTCAAGAATCGAGGTGGACCGATGCCGGCGGTCGTGGGGAAGCAAGGTGGTGTCTACCAGACCC